CAAACCGATTAAACAGCGTTCAGCTAAACGGGCAAAAGACGACAGGGTGTATTTAAAACTACGTAGCGAGTACCTAACTAATAACCCCTTATGCGAAGCTAGGTTAATGAAATGCACGGGGGTAAGCACCGAAATTCACCACACGCATTCTGGCACTGACAGAAACAAGTATTATCTAATCACTCCGACTTGGTTGGCGGTTTGTAGGAACTGCCATAACGAGATACACGACAACCCGAAACAGGCTAAAACATTAGGGTATTTGAAGTAGTTGAAAATAATTTTAAAAAAGTTTTAGAAAATAGTACTTTGTATTGTTTTTTGGTTTATCTTTGTCAAATAGTTATTCAGTTACCACTAAACAAACCAAAAATGAACATTCACAAAGTAACCGTAGACAGTGCAACTTTTGAAGTTAGCAATGTAATTGCCCGTAAGACCAATAGCTACGGACACTACACTATCCATGCTGATATAGACGGAAAATCATTTACTAGCCGTATGGATGCCAGCTATTTGTACGATGATATGTACCGTGAGGTTAATAGCGACGAAGATGCCGAGAACCAAGCCGATGCGGAAATAGCGGTAGCCAGCATTATTATCCGTGCTAATCAATTAGTTTAACCAATAAACAAAACCAAAAATGAAAACAGCAACCGCACAAGAATTACGACAAATGTTACGTGACAACGATAACTTATTTGGGTCATATAACCATCTTCAAATGAGCAATGAAAGCCTAAGAGTTGAATTGCTTACTATGCCCGATTGTACGCTACACTACGTAATCACTGGCGATTGTCTAATGATTTTCTCAAAACCAAGCCAGCAATGAAAAGACTGTTAAAAATAATACTAGCCATAGTTATACTGTGGTTGGTTATTGATGCCGCTAACTCTATAAACCAAGTGATACAATGAATGACTACTTAGACTTTTTAGAAACTAAAGCCAAAACCATTATACAAAGTGGGTTTGAGCCAAAAGAATTAAACCCGTTACTTTTTCCTTTTCAAGACTTTATAGTGCGTAGGGCTTTAAAGGCTGGTAAATATGCAATTTTTGCTGATTGCGGTTTGGGCAAAAGTTTTATGCAACTTGAATGGGCGCACCAAGTAAACCTGCACACTGGTAAAAAGGTATGCTTACTAGCCCCGTTAGCGGTTGTAAAGCAAACCCGTAAACAAGCTGCACAATTTAATATACCGCTTGAATTTATCGACACCGATAACTACGAGCAACTATCAAACATTGACACGTCAGAATATGCTGGAGTAGTACTCGACGAAAGTTCGATACTTAAAAACTTTGAAGGTGCAACCAAGCAGCTAATACTTGATAAGTTTGCATTGACCCCTTACAAGTTAGCTTGCACCGCAACACCAAGCCCTAACGACCCAATGGAAATAGGCAACCATAGCGAATTTTTAGACGTTATGGGGCGCAATGAAATGCTAGCAATGTACTTTGTGCATGATGGTGGCGAAACAGCTAAATGGCGTTTAAAAGGTCATGCAGTTGAAACCTTTTACAAGTGGGTAGGAACGTGGGCGGTAATGCTATCCAAACCTTCCGATATTGGTTTTGAAATGGAAGGGTACGAATTACCAGCCCTTAACTTTATTGAGCACACCATAACCACCCCGAAACGAGATAACGGGCAACTGTTTAACGATGTGGCGATAAGTGCCACTAACTTTAATGGTGAACTTCGTATAACATTATTACCCCGTATGGAGTTGGCAGCGGATCTGGTCAACAACTCAAAAGATAATTTTATTGTTTGGGTAAAGCAAAATGCAGAAGGCGACCATATCCGTAAATTGATACCCGAAGCCGTGGAGGTTAGCGGTTCAGACAGCCCCGAATATAAAGCTGAAAAGCTATTAGGGTTTGGAGAAAATGAATTTAGGGTACTAATAACCAAAACCAAGATTGCCAGCTTTGGCATGAATTACCAAAATTGCCACAATCAAATATTTGCATCTTTAGATTTTAGTTTTGAAGCATTATACCAAGCTATCCGCAGGTCGTATAGGTTCGGGCAAAAGAACGAAGTAAATATTTTTATTATCACAACCGATACAATGACAAACGTATTGGAAGTGATAAAGCAAAAAGAAACGGCATTTAAAAAGATGCAATACGAGTTATCTAAAACCATTAACCAAAACCTAAACATGGAACGCACAATAGAATTAATTGATGGAGAGCAAGAAGTAAAAACAGACCTATACCATATACACCGTGGGGACTGCGTACAAGGGTTATCTAAAGTTGAAAGTGAAAGCATTGGGTTTTCGGTATTTAGCCCACCATTTGCAGACCTTTATACGTATTCAAACCACATTGAAGATATGGGGAACAGTACCGATTATAACCAATTTTTGGTACAGTTTGGTTTTTTGGTAAAAGAACTGCACAGGGTAGTAATGAGCGGCAGGAATGTGGGCGTTCATTGTATGGATTTACCAATACAAAAAGGCAAAGAAGGATTTATCGGACTTCGTGACTTTAGTGGATTGATTATTAAGGCTTTTACCGATGCAGGGTTTATTTACCATAGCAGGGTAACAATTTGGAAAGACCCCGTAGTTGAAATGCAGCGTACTAAAGCATTGGGGTTGCTTCATAAGCAAGTAAAAAAGGACAGCACCATGAGCCGTGTTGGTATTCCCGATTATGTTTTGATATTCCGCAAGGATGGGGAACGTGAAAACCCTGTAAAATGTACCATTGATGTTGACACGTGGCAAAAATACGCTTCGCCTGTTTGGATGGATATTAAGTACGGCAACACTTTACAGTACATGAGTGCACGTGACGAAAAAGACGAAAAGCATATTTGCCCTTTGCAGCTTGACACAATTGAAAGGTTAATACACCTCTACACTAACCCTAATGACACCGTATTAACCCCATTTATGGGTATTGGCAGCGAAGTATATCAAGCCGTTAAAATGGGGCGTAAGGGCGTAGGGTTTGAACTAAAGCAATCATACTTTGATGTAGCCGTAAAGAATTGCAGCGCAGCAGCACAATCACTTAACCAACTAACTTTAATGTAATGACACCCGAACAAAAAGCAGAATACAACGCAAAGCGATGCAAAGACATCAGCGAGCACTTAGCACGGCAGCGAGCCAATTTAAAAGCCCTTAGAGATAAGAACGCTAACACTGGCAGGGTAATACCCAAAGACCACCCGTTAAGCCCGCAAATTAGCGATAAAACGGTATTGCCAAAGGTTAAGCCGTTATACGGTACACCCGATTACAAACCTCAAAGAAAAATCAATCATGGCTAGGCAATTAGGACAACGAGAGATACCCGATGGCGAAACGTGCAAATGCAATAAATGTAAGTTGACTTTTGATAAAACGCCTGTTAACTTTCATTTCCGCAAAGATGGAAGGATAACTCAATACATTTGCAAAGGATGTTATTACCTAGCTACTAAGTCAAGGCTTTACGAATGCAGGGCAAAAGCTAAAGAACCCAAACCCGAAAGGAAACAGGATTTATTAGCGGTTGTAAAGGCTCGCACGTTTCCGAAAGGACACCCGATGAACCCGACTAAAGAACAACGGCAGGAATTAATGGATAAAATAGACAGCAGGAGGGTGTATAAGAATGAAAGCCGCAACGATTAGAACGTATCGGATAAAGCAATACCCCGAAATTATCAAGTGCTCACAATGTGGCGAAGATAAAAGACGTGCTCAATACTATTTTAAAGCCAACGGGGTAATAAGGTCGCACAAGTGTATTGTATGCCATAACACGCCCGTAGTGGAGTTGAGGATTAGACCGCAGATAGTGTTACCACGTTTTGACAATAAACACAGCGCAATAAATGAGATTGAAAATCTAAACCATAACCCGAAATTTTTTAGCTGGCTATGTGCTGGCACTAACCAAAACTTTGTAAAATGAACTTTCAAGAATACCATGAACAAAACCCAACCGTGTACCCTCGCTTTTTAAAAATAGCGATAGAAATGCATTCTAAAGGCTTTAAAAGATATTCGGCTAAGGCAATCCTTGAAGTAGTAAGATATTTCACCAGCGTTGCTGAAAATGGCGGTAAATTCAAAATTAATAACAATGTTACCCCGATGTTTGCAAGGCAAGCGGTAAAAGACCGCCCCGAACTTAACGGGTTCTTTGAGTTGCGCAGAAGTAAATTCGATAACCGTATAAACGATTAGTTATGAAACCAATACCTTTATTATTTGCATTATTGGCATTGATAAGTTTTTCCGTTGCTATTGGAATAGCAATAGAGCGTGAATTAAACCCATGCACTTGCCCAGGAAAACTACCAACACAAGTAACGGATATGTTCACTATCAAAGGGGACACTATCTATTTAAAACAAGATGCGGACTTTGTTATTTCCACCCGTGGAATTGACATTGACACCGCTGGCATTATTCACCGCAAAAACAAGTAGCATGAAGTATTTAATTGCGCTGACAATAGTTGGCTTGAGTGCCATTGGCTTGCTGTTTGGTAATAACATAGCAAAGCAACAAATTCACCGTCAAAAACTTGCACAAGTGAAAAGTAAAGTGTAATTTAGCGGTACGATAATAAACTAAGGTTGCTGAATGCGAAAAGCAGAACCGTAGTATCACAAACTAACTTATAGCCCTTTTGTTGCCGTAGCCTGTTCGCATCAGGTGAAAGCGCAAAAGGGCTTTTTAGTTTTATCACTTACTAATTATTAATTATGAGTTACACACGAATGCCGTTCGGCAAATACAAGGGTATTGATATACCCGAACTTCCATCTAATTACCTACTATACGCATTAGAAACCTTTGATTTGCCAGAGGAGTTGACAATGGTATTAACCACAACATTATATGATAGGCTAATTTCAATGCCTAATTGTGGTATGTATTTTGAAAATATTGTTTTAAAAGTTGGAATTGAGGAGCACAAAATAAAAGCAACGTATAAGGCTTTAACTTTAAAATACCACCCAGATAAAGGCGGTAGCCACGAAGCTATGCAAGCTATTAACGAATTTCGTGACCTATTAAACAATCAATAATGAACGGTTACGAACTTAGTAGGGTATGGTTTGCCTATACGTATAACCACCCCGACAAATTTAGCCCGATAGATACTGCCTTATATTTTTGGATAATAGAGGTATTTAATAGGGCTAGGTGGTCAGAAAAAATATACTTGCCATCTGGTCAAGCTATGCAGCATATAGGGTGTAAATCTTATAAGGCTTACATCAATAGTTTCAATAAACTTGAAGCGGAAGGATTTATAAAAGTAGTTGAACGTAGTAAAAACCAATATACGGCTAATATAATTGCTTTGGTTTCTAATGCTAAAGCACTGACCGAAGCAAGTACTAAAGCAACTACTAATGCAAGTACTGAAGCAAGTACCGAAGCACTGACCGAAGCAAGTACAGTATATAAGAACATAGAACATACAACAAAGAACATAGAACCTTTTGCATCTGAAGTTCAATTTCCCGACAACTTTACAGACGATCATAAACAACTTTGGTTTCAATATGAGCAAGTACGGGAAAGTATACCTAAGCCACCTTATTCACCAGCAGCAAGGCAATTAGCTATTACAGAATTTGTACGTAGTGCGAGTGCTGACCCGAAAAAATATACGCAAGGGTTAAAAGCAAGTATAACGGGTGCATGGGTAACGCCTAAATGGTTTGCACCTAAAATAGATAAGTACACCCCCGAACCACAACAAAAATCAAGTTACGACCGCAAATTTAAAGGCTATGAATAACCTATACGAAAAACAAGTACTTGGCGCAATTGTGCAAAGCGATGAAAGCCTACCCGACCTAATGGCAATGGTGCATGAAGATATGTTCAGCACAAGCGAATACAAAGACATTTTCAGAAGTGCAAAGTACCTATACGACAGTGGAAGACAAGTAAACATTATTAGCATACTGACACACAACAAAAAGCACGACATAATGAAGCTAACCGATGTTAGCGGTGCAATAGCTTCAACAGCTCACGTAATGGATTGTGCTAAAATACTTGTGCAGGAATTTATAAGGCATGAAATTGTTTCGCTTGCTGCAAAGATTAGCAACATGGCACTAGCACAAGACGACGTATTCGACATTTTAAACTACACAGGCACGACCGCTGGCAACTTAGAGCAAACCATAAGCCCGTCAACTATTGAGCACGTTAGCACCATTGTAAAAGAACAAGCAATCAAACGTGAAAAGGTAGTGGACATGGCAGGCATACCTACGGGTTTTAAAGAACTTGATAAACTTTTAGGGGGGTTTGTTGACGAATGGCTTATAATCGTAGCAGCGAGGCCAGGCATGGGCAAGTGTCTAGGCAAAGGCACTAAGGTTATAATGTTTGATGGCTCAGTTAAAAACGTAGAAGATGTTGTTGTTGGCGATAAGCTAATGGGCGATGACTCAACACCTAGAAACGTACTATCTTTAGCAAGGGGGCGTGAAGATATGTATTGGATTAGGCAAAATAAAGGTATTGATTACCGTGTAAATAAAAGCCATATTTTGTCTTTGAAAAAAAGCAGGTCAGAGGGCGACCGTGGTAAAGGTGAAGTGCTTAATATTTCGGTATCTGATTATTTAGATAAGACTAATAAATTCAAATCAAATTACAAAGGTTATAAGGTAGCCGTAGAATTTGAAGCGAAAGCGGTTAATCTTGACCCGTATTATTTAGGCTTATGGCTTGGTGATGGAACGACAGTAAACCAAAATATAACTAACAGCGATAGTGAGATAATAGAATTTTTAAGCGGATATGCATCTAAACAAGGGGGCAGATTATCAACTAAGGTTCATGCAGGTAAAGCCCCCACGCATACCCTTTTAGATTGCAAAATGCAACAACAGTTAAGGGCATTAGGTGTTTTGGGTTTTAAACACATACCTAATGACTACTTAATAAATTCAACTGAAAACAGATTAAGGTTATTGGCAGGGCTACTTGATACAGATGGGTACTATGATAAAGCAGCTAACGTATTTGAGATAACACAAACCAAAGAACATTTAGCAAAGCAAATTAAATATTTATGCGATTCGCTTGGATTTAGGACTAACTATAAAAGCAAGATTGCAACTATTAAATCAACAGGCTTTAAAGGCGAGGTATTTAGATTGCAAATATCTGGTGACTTGCATTTAATACCTACATTAGTTGAGCGCAAAAAGGCTAGGATTGGCAGTAAGCAAAAAGACAATAAGGTTACGGGGATTAAAGTTGAATACGACAAAGTAGATGATTATTATGGGTTTGAAATTGATGGCAATAGGTTATTTCTTTTAGAAGATATGACGGTAACGCATAACACTAGCCTAATGCTATCCTTTGCCTACTACATTGCTAAGGCTGGCTATGCAGTGGATATTTATTCAATGGAAATGAGTAAAGGACAGTTGACCGATAATTTAATTAGTATGCATTGTGGCGTACCGTTGTGGAAGATACAGCGCAACAAATTGGAGCACTACGAATTAGAGCAAGTAAAGCAAGCGGAAGCGTTTATATCAAGCCTACCAATACACATTGACGACCAGCCCCGTATAAAGGGCAGACAGATACGAAGCAGGATAGTGATGGGTAAAAAGAAACGAGATACGAAAATAGTAATGGTTGATTATATTCAGATAATGGGTGAGGAAGGCAAAGGCAACCGAGAGCAGGAAATTAGCAATATAAGCGGAAACCTAAAAGCCGCTGCAAAGGAAGCTAAGATACCTATTATCGCATTGGCACAACTAAGTAGGGAGGTAGAGAAACGAGCCGACAGGCGACCGCAATTAAGCGATTTACGGGAATCGGGCGCAATAGAGCAAGATGCGGATATTATTATGTTTCCTTTTCGGGCTTGGTACTACCATACAACTGGTGTTGATGGTTTTGAGTATAACGATAAGAACGAAAGCACCGAAAATTTAGGCGAGTTGTTAATTGCCAAAAACAGGCATGGTATGGTAGGTGATATTGAGGTAGGTTGGGAAGGTAGTAAAAAGCTATTTTACGACAAAGAACAGGATTTTGAGCCAAAACCTTTATCTAAAATGCAGCGACCAAGTGAAGATGATTTTGACGTATTTTAAAACTATAAAGATGAAAACGCAATTAGAATTAATGCTTGAGGAATTGATTAATAAGACATCAGAAGAAACGATGGAAGATTTGATGGCAGCTATTTATGAATTGGTTACCACCCGACAAACAAAACCACTTAATGTGCTGGTTAAAAAATTAAAAAACTACCAACTAACAGAGGTTATTATAGCCGATAAAAAGGCTTATAAAACCTTAATGCAAATGTTGGAACTACAAGGCAAAACATGGAATGATGGGTTACCAATGGATAGTATAGACCCGTATGAGGGTATTGAGTTAGGTGATTATTTAGTGCTGTGTATTTACAAAAATGGCGTTGGATATTACGGAGCAAAACAAAAAACCGACCAACTGACAATAGGGGAATATGCAAAACTTTAAAGCAAGGAAAAGAATATTGGAAAAGTGTAATAAAAACCAAAAATAGTTTAAAATAAGTTTTGTAAATTCAAAAGAATAAATTAATTTTGTCAGACACTAAAACCAAAACCAATGTATCAAGTAGGACAGGCGGTAATAATCCGATGGAATAAAAACACCGAATATATTGGCACTTTTGAAATCCAAAAAGGAAACACTATACATACTGGCGGATTGTTTAACGCCACCGATAGCGGATTTTGTAATACTGAATCGGTACGCCCCGCAACCGAGGCCGAAATACTGGCAGAGGCCGCTAAACACGGGTGGGATGAAACTATTTACAAATCTTACGAATCGCCTTTTGATTACTTTGTTTTAGTAAAACTAGATAAATGGGAATGGCAAAATAGAACTACCCCATCACAAGTAAATCTTAAAAGGTACTGCGAGGAAGGGCTAGTAGCCCACAGATTGATTCAAGCCTTAAACTTAGCGAAATGAGCCAAACAACATTGTACCGTTATGAGAGGTGCTATACAAGCGACGGTAACGGCAATACGATAAGTAAGACCGTTGAATTGGTGCAGCATAAAGTTCTAGAGGAAACCCCAAATGGGTACTGGATATTTTTTTATGGGCGAAAACGTTTCCGTAAATGGGTATCTAAATCGGGGAAATCACGATATGCATATCCCGACAAAGACCAAGCATGGGTAAACTTCCAAAAAAGGTCTGAAAAGGCTTTAATGATAACAAAACAACAATTTGAAAACGCTAATTTTTTCGCAAAGTGTCAGCAACCCATTTAGAACTACTACAAACCCTCCCCAGCCCTTACAGGGAGCAAGCTATTGAGAACACTAAAAACTATAAAGGCAAAGAATGGTTTTCTGAGAGCTACCACAATAACCTTGTTGGTATTTTACAAGAAGGCTTTTTGTGGTATCAAACACCTGAGGGCCAAGGCTGGGATTATTGGTTAAAAATTTACAAACGTGCAAAAGCTGGCGAGTTTGACGACCCAAGCGTTACCCTTACTAGAGAGGATTGGGAATACATACACCATCTATTATTTACCGCTGGTGATTTTGAAAAAGCAAAAAGCATTATTAAAGCAATACAATCACAACTAAACCTTACAAAATGAGCAACCTAGAGCAAGCATTAAAAGCAGCGGCAAAAAGGCTAGATGCAGCCATTAAACGTGAACTGGAACTGCATGAGCAAAGGAAGCCACAAGGCAACCCAGAAGATGATAAATTCAAGGCTGACTATGAAGCGGCTCAAAAAGCAAAACGATTTGAAGCTTGCGTAAACGCCTGTGCTGATTTTTCAGACCCCAAAATAGACATAGGGCTTTTAAAACTCGACAACGAGCAAAAGGCTAAATTGTTGGCATCTTGCGAAACGGCACTTGCTGAACGTGACACCGAGATAGCCCAGCTAAAGGCTAGGGTAAAAGAACTGGAAACGCAAAGGAATATGTTTATGTATGCCCTTAGTTCAAACGTAGACGACAATGAAGATGATGGGGAACTTGATAAGGCTGAAATTTATAGACATATTCATAACGAGGCGAGAAAGCATTTCAACCCATCAAAACCACAACAATGAGCACCCTACCACTTAAATGGGCAGTAGAGATTACTAGCCAACAAGATGCCGAAAGGCTGCAAGCTTTGTTCCCAACATACGATTGCAAGTCAAATGAAAATGATTATTTGCTAAGAAGAAAAAGCTATCGTAAAGCTGAAAGGCTGACCTACTGCATAAATAGCGTAAGGGAAATGTTTGACTTTGATAGGCGAAAGTATTTTAAAGAAAAAGGCTACACAATATACACCATAACCGAACTGGAAACGCTACTAAATAAGTAGATAAATAGTTGATAATTAGAGTATTAATTACTAATTTTACGTAAAGACTAAGCAAATGAGCACATTAACATTAACAATAGGCATACTAGCCCCTGTAATTACTCTTTTAATCGGTAGGTATTTTCGAGCCGTAAAAGTAAAAGAACTTGATAACGTATCTCGAGCCCGTGATTATTGGCGTATGCAATCTAATCACTACTGCAATCTAAATGAGATTAAGCTTGAGTATATTGCGGCTTTAGAATCGCAAAACGAAACGGTACTGAATGATTTAAAAGGTTGCAGTGGATTATTAGCCGAAGCGCATACCTTTATGCAAACCCCACCAAAATTCAAGTTAGTAGCCAACAAAGACAAACACCCTGCCGCTAACGACAATTACCTTTACATTGAAGGTGAGATAAACGGCAACCGTGAAGCTGGACTTTTGAAGTTAAGCGATTGGAGCAAAGCCAAAGAGAGATTATTAAAGAACCCCGAAGATAAACCGTTATGAACCAACTAAAACCAAACACATACACTATCTGTGAAACCACGCAGCAGTGCAAAGAACTATTCGATTGGGCAAATAATAATGGCGTTTCGACTTATGCTACCTGCGATAATAATGAAACGGTATTATCATTTTCTGATGACTTTGAATTAATATCTGACAAGCAAAATGCAATTCAATCGCTGGACAAAACATATTTTTTCATACCCCTTTACCAATTTACAGCCCGTTTGAAAGGTGAATGGATAGAGGGTAAGACCGTAACGCTATCAATAGAAGATTGGGAAACCGTAGTTAATTGCCTTTATGGTTGGAATATGCCAAAGCTGGCGGCAAACATTGACGAACAACTAAACAACCAATAGTTATGGAATGGATAAGCGTAAAGGATAGATTGCCCGAAACAAATACACAGCATGAGGGCAAAGAATGGGAATATCAATCAAGCCAAAAGGTTTTAATATGGATTGAAAACGATAATGAACCTTCAATTGCGTGTTATTGTACTGGTCAAAACTTTGAAAATTGGGCGGTTGATTTTGGTGATGACTTAATTGAGGTTGAACTAAACGAAGTAACCCACTGGATGCCATTACCCCCTAAACCCATTGAAACAACGCATAAATAGTGTATCTTTGTATAAACCTAAACCAACCAAAATGAGCAAGTATTTAAAGTCAAAAATTGGAACCCTTATTATAGAATTAGGGGCAATGGACGATAGTGGCGATTTTTGCGGCACAGTTGTAGCATCGAATAGTGTCGGATATAAAATTGGCGATAAAAATAATTATTATAATAGCCAAGAATTTGAACCCTACACACCAACACCACAAGAGTTAATTGAATGGAACGAAATAATGTTATCAGCAACAAGCGATAACCCAAATAAGGTAGAAGTTGACGACAAAGATGTTAACCTTCGCTTAGAGTGCCTTAAATTGACCGTAGCTTCAAATATAGGCTTATTAACCGACATGGGCGATATAACCAAAGAAGCAAACGTAGCGTATAACTGGATTAAAACCAATAACCAATGAGATACTTAATAATTTTATTGCTTTTTGCTTCGTGCTATAAAGAGCCAATAAGCACAACGCAAACCGATAATTCAAAATTTCAAGTAGAGGAATTGTTTACTCATGACTCAATAACCGTATATCGTTTTCAAGATGGTGGTAGGTCACACTACTTTACTAAAAATGAAACCATAAGCGTTTATAGTTGCGGTAAGGGTTGCTATTACAGCGAGAATGTAAATAATCATAACTAACCTAAACACCCTCACAATGAATAATTTTAAGAAAATAGCAGTTGTTTTAATACTAACGGCAATAGCTTGTTTTATAACTGGCATGGCATTTATACTCACAGCAGCATTAGCCATGAAAATAGGCATGATAAATGCGACATTTTGGGTAATAATATTTGCTTCCGCAGTTTATTTTTCGAGTTTATTTAATAAGATTATAAATAAAACCAATGATTGAACTAAACAGAAAAACAAAAGTTTGGTTGCTAATTATAGCCTTTTGGATAGCTTTTATAATAGTGGTCACGATTGTTATTTTATTTCCAATTATAGGTATAGTAATAGCCTTGGTAGGGATTAGTATTTTAATGACCTTAGCAATAAAATTATTTGCAGAAGATTTCGTACATAAGCAATTTATAAAAGAATACAGAGCAAATAAAAAACCTAAACCACTAACCAATGAGTGAACTAAATGAAATAAAAGCAAAGCAAGACGAAATAGGCAAGATGTTAGCCGAATTACTTAACCTAATAGCTAAACCATAAGACCATGCCAGCAGGTAGACCAAGCGAATACAACAAGATGATAATCGAAACAAAGAAAATATCGGAACTACAGCCAGCCCCGTACAACCCAAGACAGAGCACGGCAAAGCAAGAGGAAAAGCTAAAGGCTTCACTATCTAAATTTGGATTGGTTGAGCCAATAATTTTCAACAAGCAAACGGGCTATATCGTTGGCGGTCACTTCAGAGTAAGGCAGTTAACGAAACTAGGCTACGAAGAAATAGAATGCGTTATCGTTGATTTAAACGAAGCTGACGAAAAGGAATTGAATATAAGGCTGAATGCCAACACGGGGCAATGGGACTGGGAAATGCTCGCAAATTCGTGGGACAGCGATGAGTTGAGTGAGTGGGGTTTGGACGGCATAGGGTTTGATGTTGATGCTAAAGATATGGGCGATGACTTTAGTTTGCCCGATGGCGATAAAGCCCCGTTTCAGCAAATGACATTTACATTAGCAGATGAGCAAGCAGAGGTGATACAAAACGCCATAGCGGAAATGAAGCTAACGGATGAGTACAAGTATGCCGAAACAATGGGCAACGAAAACAGCAACGGTAACGCACTTTATTTAATAGCAGCAGCATGGGCAGGGCAAAGGATATAATCGTTAAGGTAATACCGTCTAAAATCGCTAATGAGTTTGTAAAAAAGCACCATTATAGCGGTAAGGTAGTTCCTAATAGCACATTACATTTTGGTTGTTTTTTAGATGATAAGCTGCATGGGGTTATGAGTTATGGAAGCCCTTTAAATAAAAATTCAGTTATAGGGTTAGTGCAATATACTCAATGGAATGAAATGTTAGAATTAAATAGAATGGCATTTGACGAGTACCTACCTAAATATTCTGAAAGTAGGTGTATAGCGGTAACAATAAGGTTGATAAAAAAAAATGCTCCTCACATAAAATGGATTTTGAGCTTCTCAAATGCTTGCGAATGTGGCGATGGTACAATTTATAGGGCAAGCGGCTTCAAATTAACCAACATAAAGGCAAATAAAAACAATTGGGTATTACCTAATGGTAAGGTTGTAAATATACTTAATTTTTCAAACAAGTATATGCTTTTAGATTTTAAAAGGAAGGGATTAAAACAAACTGATACCCCACACACAAATGCAAAAAAACTAAAAGCTGTTATACAAGAGGGATACCAACTCCAATATATATGCTTAATAGATAAATCCTGTAAAATAACCGTACCAATTTTACCTTTTTCAAAAATAGATGAGATGGGTGCTGGTATGTACAAAGGAAATAAAGTATCTTTACAGGAGCGGAAAAATAATCATGCGGTATTAGCACAAGGTAGTGCGTCTGACACCCTGTCAGAAGATGGCGTTCGGAGCGACCATACCGCTCAATCTGGAAGTAATGGCATATAACACCGCAACACTAAAGAAACAAGCGTTAGCCGCAATAGAGAAACACAAACTATTCTTTATTGAGGATGTTGTGGCGTTTATACCGTGTGCAAAGCCTACATTTTATGAGCATTTTCCTAACGAATCTAACGATAGAAAGGAAATAGACGAACTACTGGAACGCAACCGTATTGAAGTTAAAACGAGTATGCGTAGTAAGTGGTACAAAAGCGAAGCCCCAGCCTTGCAATTAAGCCTATACAAGCTAATAGCCACGACAGACGAACGGAACGCACTAAGCATGAGCAAGGTAGATGTAACCAGCGGAGGGGATAAGATAGACAACACTATCGTAATTAAGCACGTTGATATGAGTAAGCCCGAAAAGTAGGCATTGATTATCAGTACCCAAACAACTTTCCTCACAGCGTGGAGACAACTTGCATAGATGGAATTAGCATTTAACAGCGCATACAATAGGCTAAGGGTAACTCACAAGCGTTACGTATGTTTAGTGGGCGGCAGGGGTTCGGGAAAAAGTTTTGTAGCTGCACAGGATATTATAATCAACATGGTTGAGCAAGACTATTTCCGTTGCGTTATTGCCCGTGCCAACTTTAGCGATATTCGAGGTTCGCAGTTCCAACAGCTAAAGGATATTATCAATGGTAGTGGTATGGAGCACCTATTTCACATTCGAGAAAACACAATGGAAATAGAATGCAAGCTAAACAGCAACAAGATAATTGCTAAAGGGTTTCGTGCCAGCAGCGGCAGCGCAACGGCTAAAATGAAATCCATTACAGAGGTCAACTACGCATGGGTTGAGGAAGCCGATGAAGTAGGGTACAGCGATTTTAACAAGTTCGACCTATCGTTAAGAACCACCAAAGGCAAAAAGCTAAAGATAGTTTTAAGCTACAACACCGAGAATGAGGATTGCTGGTTAAAAACCAAGTTTCACGACACCAACTATTCAGAGTGTGAGTTTATACACACCACCTACCATTGCAATATTCGGAACTTACACCCCGACTACATACGCAAAATGGAAAGCCTACTAGAGATTGACCCCGAATATTACAGGGTAGTTGTGTTAGGTGAGTGGGGTAGTGGTAAGCAAGGTAAGATATTCGACAAATACGAAACAGGCGAATTTCCGCAACACTTCACAAGCGAAGCCTACGGGCTTGATTTTGGTTTTACTAATGACCCTACCGCTTTAGTACACATACGCTATTCAGAGGGCGCAATTTACGTTAGGCAACTAATATACGGTTACGGGTTAACTAACTCTGACATTTGCGATAAAATGCGAGGTTTGGGCGTTACACGAAATGACGTTATCTTTGCTGATAGTGCCGAGCCAAAGAGTATCGAGGAAATATACCGTCAAGGTTTCAACATCAAGCCAACGGTTAAGGGTGCAGATAGCATCAACTTAGGCATTCAGCTAATGAAACAATATCCGTTAGTATTTTGTCAAAGCCCCGACATTATGAAGGAATTAAAAAATTACACTTGGGCAAGTGATAAGATGGGTAATTTGTTAAACAAGCCTATTGATGCGTTTAACCATACAATAGATGCGGCACGTTACGCCTGTACGGGGTTAATGGGTCAACCTAAAAACCAAATTTACTACTAATGACATTACGACAGTACATACAAGTAATGGATGCCTTAATAGGCGTTGATATTACAGACGATATGACGGGAACGGATATGTTAGTCAGTTACCCTAAACAGGCTTATAAAGTACTACTAGCTTGCACGGATAAGACCGAAGCGGAACTACTAGCCAAACCCGTAACGGAGGTCGTAGGTATGCTGGAAATAGCCGTACAAGGGTTATACCTTCCAAAGCCTTACGAAGTGCCGTTTATTGAGGTGAACGGCAAAACCTACACAGCTTGTGAGCCGTTGCTAATGGACATGGGGGCAAAAAGAATACCGTACGGCAATATCGAATTTGGCAACTGCATCGAAGCGTTAACGATAATGGATAACACCACCCACGTTCACAGGGCTATGCCAATGGTGTTAGCTTACTTGTACGAAGGTGAGGGACACGTGACTGAAAAGGCAAACGAGTTTTTAGATATGGATGCGAGAGATGCCGCAAGTGCGTTCTTTTTTTTTGCGAGGTTAGGGCGTGGATATACAATACATTTATCAAACCGACTAGCGGAGATTACCGCACGGCAAAACATAAAGCCGCAGGGCAACGGGCAGGCGAGGATAAGTTAGCCCCGTTTGGGTGGTATGCTACACTAAGAGAGGCAAGCCCCGACATCAGCAAGGATAATACAGTCAAGGCGTTACCCGTTCATGAAGTGTTTGCCTACATAATGCACAAGCGCATGAGCAGCAAAGTTGAATACAAGATGCAGATTTACATGAGTGAAGTTGTTAAGTAGCAGATAATTAATTATATTTGAGCATGAAAATAGTTGACCGATACTACCCCGAAAGCAAAACATATCAGTACGGTATTACCGAACTTGATGTAATAAACGGCAGGCAGACATACCCGTATGAGGACAGAGCCGAAGCCGCAGCGCAATTACGACTGGCACGGTTAAAAGAACGTGGCGCACGAAACGGGGGCAGATTTAGAGATAGGGCATTCGAGAACGCACTAAGAGCAACCGATAGGATATGACGATAGAGCAAGCCAACGAAGCGGATATACAGCAGGCATTATTGAACTGTTACCCCACGTTGTATGCTCAATTTAATGCGATAGTACATTACAGACGATACGGGGTGTTCCCGTTTGACCCACAACTAAATTAAGTGATACCCAAAATACTACTCGGAGCACCGATAAACCAACGCAAGGCATACGTACTTGACGAATGGCTAAAGTTCATTAGAACGCTTACCTATCCTAACTTGCATATTATTCTAGTGGATAACAGCAACGACCCGAAATGGCACAAGACAATAAAAGGTTTTGATGTTCGCAGGGTAGAGCCTAAAGGCAGACCCGAAGCGTACATAGCAGCATCGCAGGAAGTGATAAGAGAGTACGCACTAACTAACGGGTTTGATTATCTATTTAGTTTGGAGTGCGATAACTTTTGCCCACAAGACACCATTGAACGGTTGCTAGTGTACCGTACCGATAACATTAACGTGCCTTACTTTTTGAAGGAGGGTTTAAATACCACCGTTGGCGTTCAATTGATGGGTATTAGCCAAGCCACTTACAGGCGGTTTGATGTACCACCACCCGAAAGCTGCATAGGGTTCTTTGATGGCAAACTAAAGACAGGCGTACCGTCAATCGGGTGTAGTTTGTTTAGCCGTAACCTACTCGAAAAGGTGCAATTTAGGCACGACCCAAACCAACTAGGTAAGTTTAGCGATAGTTGGTTTCACCTTGACAGCATGAGAGTAGGAATAACCCCCGTAATTGTAACCGATATAATTTCAACACATAAACGTAACCCACAATGGAGTTCAATAAAGAACAACTAGAACAAGCATGGCAGGAACGCTTTGAACGTGAGCACGAATACCTAACACTTATCGAAGGGTATCGCAACGCAAAGCAAAAGGCACTAGACAAAGCCGAACCCGATAGCGTGGAGTACTGGCAGCTAAGTATAGAGATATTCGACCTAGATACCAACATCAAAACAAAAGAACATTATATCGAAAGCATGAAACAAGACAAGGCGCAACAACAAGCCTTTCAAGATGCCAAGATGCAATTTATCGAAACGCATTCGACGGACATACTTAAAAAGGCAAGGGTATGTATAGAGAGGGGAACGGATAGAGCAACCGTACTCGAAGCCTTGACAAAGGAAATGCCGCAACGAGAAACGCCCGAATGGTATGCAAGGATATGGGAGATTAACGAGCACGTGAACGCTGCGAAAGTACCAACAACCGAACAACTAAAAGCGGTTAAATGAAAGACTTTGAATATTCAGTAATGCAAACGCATAACCATCTTTATTTTTTTGGGGAATATGTACCAAAGACAAAAGACATACAGAGTTATGGCTATTACAAAGCCGTTATGTATGACGGTAATAGCTTTAATTTAAATATGGGGGTAGGGGAATCCAATATGTATGATTTTAAAAAGATTTTCCAAGACATTGAGATTGCCAATTTTTTAGAAATGCCTTCGCTAGATTTCCAACTTCAAGGCAAAACCATAAAAAATTGGTATGGTGATATTATTGCTAACTCAAAGCAAGCTATAACTACCGATTGTGAATTTCTTTGTAAAAGTGGAAGCGATAGCCCTTTTATAATACCAACAGGCACAAAGATAGATTTAACACTTAACTCATTTACTTACAAAGGTGAGCGCAGAGATTGGCGTGGCGTTATAGGGTTACCAAGCCTACCACAAAGTGTATTAGTTAGGAATGAAAATGAATGGGTTAACATAAAGCAAGTTTTAACCGTGTTAGAACATGACTATGTTGAAATAGATTTATTTCCAAAATCCATTGCTATTGATGAGAATAGCAAAACAATTACAATTAACGAGCCTAATGCAATAGACATTAACGGCAAAGAATTTTATAACGATATGTTTTTTAAGATTTGGAGATGAGAATAAGCCTAATACACCCAAGCCGTAGCCGCCCCGAAATGGCACACGCTAACTACCTTAACTGGTTAGCCAAAAGCGAAGCGCACAACAACGGGAATTCAAAGATAATCATTGAGCATATCCTGTCATTGGACTTAGATGAACCGAGATACGATGACTATGTACGGTTGTTTGGGGCGCACCACATAGTCCGTGAGAATACAAGCGATGGGTACGTAGTAGGTGCGACCAATGCAGCGGCTAAGTACGCCACAGGTGACATTCTGATTTACCTTAGTGATGACTTTGATTGCCCTAAACATTGGGATAAGTTGATAGCGGATAAAATGGATATTAACCTTGAGCAAATACTAAAGGTTGATGACTGTTTGCAGCCAATGGGAGTAGCCGTATTAACCATACCCATAATGACTAAAGCGTTTTATAATCGGTTTGGGTATTTCTTCCACCCCGAATACAAATCAATGTTTTGCGATGAGGACTTGTACCATGTAGCCCGTATAATAAACGGGTTAGTATTTGCACCCGATTTAAAGTTCCCACACTTACACCCTAGTAACCCGACAAAGGAACTACAAGGTACAAGCGATAACACTTACAACCGTTCTAATGGTATGTGGACACAAGGGCAAACACTACACACCAAACGAAGGTTAAATAATTACGGGCTATGAAGCTATCAATTTTAATATGCTCAATCGAAAGCCGTAGCCACTTGTTAGCTAGGTTGTTGGCTACACTGGATATGCAAAGCGATATTAATGCGGAAGTGTTAGTGTCGATTGATAACCGCCAAAAGAAAATAAGCGATAAGCGCAACGAGTTATTGGATAAGGCTAAAGGCGACTATATTGTTTTTATAGATGATGACGACCTAGTGCCGAGTTACTACGTTAGCGAACTGTTAAAGGCTATTGAAACCAAACCCGATTGCGTAGGCTTTGACGGCTACATGACAACCAACGGCAAAGACCGCCACAACTTCAAGATTAGTAATACGTTTGACAGTTGGTACGAAAAAGACAAGGTTTATTATCGGACTATTAACCACCTTTGCCCTGTTAAACGGGAACTCGCTTTAAGGGTAAAATTTCCGAGAGGTATAAATAGCGGTGAAGATGCCGACTATTCAAACAGGCTAAGACCATTACTTAAAACAGAGGTTTACATTAACAAAGATATGTACCATTACGATTTTCAAACAGCGATAACTACACAAGGCAAATGAGATACTCACAAAACAATGAGCAGCAAGTAATACTAGACTACTTTGGCGAGCACTACATCGGTACGTTTTTAGATTTAGGCTGCAATGACGGGGTAACATTTTCAAACACCCGTGCAATCGCTTTAAACGGCTGGAGTGGTATGTTAGTAGATGCCAGCGAAACCGCTGCAAACCTAGCGCAAACGCTTTATAAAGACAATGACAGGGTAGAAGTAGTTAACGTAGCGATAGCACCTTACAAGGGCTTTATTACGTTTTACGAAAGCGGTACGCATTTAGGCGGTCAAGATGTTAGCTTAGTTAGTACGATAATCGAAAGTGAAAAACAACGATGGGTTAACGATAAATTTACAGAGGTGCAAGTACCTTGCGATACGGTTAAGAGCATAATGAACGGGCGCACGTTTGATTTTATCAATATTGACATTGAGGGCATGGACTTTGAGGTGTTGAGTCAAATAGACTTAACTGATGTTAAATGCGTATGCGTGGAGTACAACGGGATAGAGCCAAAAAAGTATATTCAGTATTGCGCTGGGTACGGATTAACCGAAATACACCGCAACGGAGAAAACCTAATTTTTGCAGCGATATGAGAAACATAATAGTAACCTTTGCAAAGGGCAACCCCCGATACATAGCAGCCGCAAAAGCGCAAAAGCAAAGCCTAATCGCTAAAGGCTATACAGGCGAATACATTTGTTACACCAGCGAAAAACAACTAGGTTGCCCAAACCACAAAGATAACCCATATGCGTTCAAAGCCTATGCGATTAAAAAGGCACTAGACGAAGGGTACGATAATATCCTTTGGCTGGATAGCGTGGTGCAATGCGTAGCCCCTTTAGATAAGCTATTTGAGCACATACAAGACACGGGGTATTCATTCTTTGACAACTACACCTATGCTATTGGTTCGTACTGTAACGATAGCTGCAAATCAATTTACGGCATAACGGAAACGGAACTACAAGCCCCTATGATTATGGCTTGCGTAATGGGACTAAATAGAGAAAAGGCTAATGTATTTATTGAGCAGTATTACGAAGGTGCTTTAAACGGTTCTTTTGTTGGCAGTTGGGACGACCATAGGCACGACCAAACCGTTGCAAGCCTATTGATAAATAGGAATAATATACCTATCTTGCAAGGGCATGAAACCTTTTTTATGTACTACTTTATGGTAGGGCTTGAGTTCGAGTATAATAATCAATTAATCAAACTAGACAGGGGTTCAGATGTATGCCTGTTATCAATCTAACTTATGGGAGTAACAACACACTCAAATAACCTAGTGCAAAAGCACAAAGGCAACGCTAAAACAATGCTCGAATTAGGTAGCCAAAACACCTACTTTGATTGTGAGCCTACTGGAGTAGCTAAAGACTACTACACTAAACAAGGCTTTGACCATTATAGCCTTGATGCAAACGGGGAATACGATAGCGAGATAGTAGATTTGTCAACCGTATTGAATTTAGAGCCGTGCGACATTGTTACCGATTTCGGCACAAGCGAACACGTTAGCAATTATTATAACTGTTGGCTTAATAAACACAACGGGTGTAACATTGGCGGTTTGATTATAAGCGAAAACCCAAAGGTGAACAACTGGCACGGGCACGGTTTTCACTACTTGACCAAAGAATTCTATACCGAACTTTGCAAGGTTGCAGGATATGAACTAATTGAAGTTGGTGAACACGCTGCAATGGGTAACGTAACAGATGGGTGGAACGTGTACGGGGTATTGCGAAAAGTTAGCGATGCGTTTCCAAGTGAAAGTGACTTTTGCGCTTTGCCATTTGAAAGTACCAATAGAGATAAACAGAAAACTGAAACAACCGCACCTAAAAAACGTGGCAGACCCTCAAAGAAATGAAACTAGCAGCAGTTTACAACGTATGGGACGGATTAGAGCACTTGGATAAGTCCATAAGCCTAATTTATCCGTTTGTTGACCACGTTATATTAGTGTGGCAAGACCGTAGTAATTTTGGCGAACTGAACCCCGATACTTCGATATGCATTCAAGCATTATCGGCTAAGTACTCAAAGGTAACGCATAGCTACTACACCCCCGACATACAGAAAGGCGGTACGCATAACGAGATAGCCAAGCGGTTTAAAGGTAGCATGATTGCAAAGGATTTAGACTGTACGCATTTCCTGCATATTGATACGGATGAGTATTACGTACCTAGTGATTTTGAAGCTGGCAAAGCGTTTGTTTTGGAGCACAACCTAGACACTAGCTATTGTAAACTCGTTACCTACTTCAAACAGCCTAATTACAGATTAGAGCCTTTAGAAAGTTACTTTGTGCCGTTCATTTGCAAAATTACCTCATGCAATATTGGAGGTTTTGGAATATACGTAGACCCAACTAGGGGTACAAGCCCACAAGGTAGATGCAAGGAAGTACCGATACTGATGCACCACATGAGTTATATTAGGAATGACATCGCAATGAAGATACGAAACAGCAGCGCACGGGGTAACATAAAGGACATGGCTAAACGGCTAAAGGAGATAGACGATTGGCAGCTAGGGCAACCACACCCGTTCATGCCACAGTATAGCATAGTGGAAACGAATAATTTATTTGAGTAAAACATTGGAGACTCAGCCCCGTAAGGTTGGGTTTTTCTTTGCCTAAAAATAAATTTAGACTACCCTAAAACTATTGTTTGGTAAGTCTAAAATAACTATATTTGTAACATGGCAACCCTCATTGATGTTATTGATATACTCCAAACAACAGCCGATGCAATGGCAGGGCTGCAAGGCTTTACATACGGCAACCGTTCAGAGATTAACACGCAAGGCGACAAGCTATACCCACGTTTACTAGTTGACCGCAATTTGAACGTAAATACAATGGACTTTATAAAAGGTCGCAGGGTGTACTCAATGCAGTTCCAATTCTTTCAGTTGTTTCATAGAGATGTTGAAGCGTTAAACACTGACCAAACAGAGCAGGAAAACTTGTTGAGCATTGCGGAGCAGTACCTAACAGAAATACGGGCACGGTTCAAAACCAATGCCCGTATAAGGATTGTAAACGATACCGCAACGGGTGGCGACTTTGTATTTAATTACAGCAACGATAGGCTATTGAGGTTGCAATTTCCGCTACAAATAGAAGTATTTACCGATGCTTGCGTAAACGGGGTGTTTAATTATGGAGTTTAAAGAACTTCAAACGGAACTAGAGATAGTTGGTCAATTCATGGCTAACATCTTGATAGCCGAAATAGTCGCTAAAAAGAAAGTAGCAAGCGGACAATTACGAGATAGCGTTGAGTATGTGATAAGCCGAACCGAAAACAGCTACAAAGTGGATTTATTAGCAGATAGGTACATAAACAATGTAAGCGATGGGCGCAAGGCTGGTTATCCAAGTGGTGGCGACGGTTCATTTCTAAAAGCACTAATTGAGTGGGTAAAGATTAAAGGATTAGAGAGTGACGATAAGAAAGTAAAGTCGGCAGCGTGGGCAATTCGTGAAGCGATATTCAAACGGGGCATACCAGCTACCAATATAATTGAGTTTGCGATTGAGCAAATAGAACGGCAGATTGATGACATGATAACAGCAGCACTTGACAAAGATATAAAGAACCATTTTAACGAAATGTTTAATAAGTTAGGATAATGGCAATAACACTATTAGGTCAACAAGCTACACCGTTGGAGTCATTTACGAATGCGGTATGGACTGTATCCAGCAACAACCCGAACGTAAAAAAAATGGTGGGTGTATTTCAAGGCGTTAACGGCAATTCAGTTGCATCTGATATTACCTTACAAGTACAACCAAGCATAGCAGGCACAGCAGTATTTGAATTTGATTTGCAGGAGTTTTACCGTGATAATGTAAGTTACGATATTCAAACGCCAGCGATTGCAGCACGACAATACACCGCACCTAATAGCTACTTTCGTTTGTTATCTTATGAGTTTACAGAGTTGCTTAATAGCAACGGTGTTCTAGTGACTGGCGGCGACTTGCTTGCTATCGTTGATAAAACGGTTATCAATGCAGCCCGACAGACTTACAACGCAGCAGGATTGCCCAATAAGGTTATAACCGCTGGCGTAGGCTTTGGTGAGTTCCTAACGAATAGCCCCCGAACAATAAACATAGCCACAGGAGAAAGCTACGTTTTGAGCCTTTACAGTTCCAATAACAGCCCTAATGCCATAGCCGTATCATTTTTAAACGAAGCAGGCAGCACAATATCCGTTCAGTATATTGATTACACCGCTAGTATTAGTGGGCGGTATGATATAGCCGTAGGATTAGCCAATTTAGCCACGGCAGGAATAACACCGCCAGCAGGGGCGTATTCTTATGCAGTAGCCGTTGGTGTTAAGACGGGCATAAATTTTGCCCTGTCAAGTGAAGTGGTATTTTTTAAGATAGTGACACAATGCGAGGGCGCAGTTAGGGTTCACTTCCTAAATAGGTGGGGCGGTTACGACAGCTACACCTTTACAGGCTTTAATACAAGTTCAGTAAAACCAAGCAGCACCCAATACGAAAAATACTTACGCAACGGGTTTACACCTAAAGACAGGGGCGCACAGGCTCAATATAGAGATGTGGTACAAACAATGACTTTAAATAGTGACATATTGTCACAAGATGAGTCCGAGTGGTTAGCGGAGTTAGTAGGTAGTCCCGTAGCATACATGGAAACCGCAGGGCAACTAATCCCGATAACGATAGACGATGAGCGGTTCACTTATGACAACCGAAACAAACTAGGCAGCTTGACTTTAGCGATCCGATTGGCTAACAATATCCGCAACCAAAGGTTATGATAGAGGTAACTTTGTACGAAAACGATGCCAATATCGGCACTATTGAGATAAACGATAGTGACACGTTCCCTTTGTCGCTAACCAAGTCAAATAGCGATATTAGAGATATTACCAAAAGGCAGGGCGTTTATACAAAGGACTTCAAAGTATTAGCCACGGCTAAAAACAACCGTTTCTTAAAGTACATTTACAACGCTAACGCAACCGGAATAGGTGGGCGTGACTGCTCAGTAAGCTATAACGGTATGCCAATCTTAACGGGCATTATTTTTGCCATCAATATCGGGCAACGCAACCAAGCTGACGAGTACACGCTACGCATTTACAGCGATAACGTGGATTGGTACACCTTGCTAGGCGCAGCCACTATAAACAGCTACGATTACGGCAACTTAGAGGTTGCAAGTTTTGGCATGAGCAATGGAAGTTTAAGCGGTGTATTGCCAGCAAGTACTACGCAATCAACTTTGAGCCGTGCGTATATCGAAGCTAGTTGGAGGTTTCCAGCCTTATTTGATTATGTTTACCCTTTGATAAGTTACGGGCAACCCGACAACGGGCAATTCGTATCGGAGGTGGATATGCGCCCAGCTATCTATATCGGCAAAATGCTAACAAAAGCGTTTGCAAGTATTGGCTATATCTTACAAAGTGATTTCTTTAGCACGGGCATAGGTTCAAAATTAATACTACCGTTTACGGGCGATGCGTTCAGTAAAGGCGGTTTGTTTGATTTCGATGTTCGTGCTGGTGGTAATGTGATAGTTGATAGTAGCGTATTACCCCCTAGTGGCATGGGTACAACGCAAGCCTATATTTATGAAAGGCTAATACCCAATGTAGAATTTGACGACCAAAGCAACGTTTACAATAATACGACAGGTATAATAACCATAACAGAGCAAGGCGATTACCAATACGGGGTTGAAGCTGAAATAAGTTTTGAAACTGCTGGCAACTCGTTTTTGTTAGGTGACTTTAGCGTTATTGTTCGAGATACAGCCACATTACAAGAATACATAAATTTACCACTAACTCCGCCAGTAGTTTTAGTTATAGGCGGTGGCGCATTTCCTAATTTGGGTACGATAGCATTTAGCAACCAAAGCACTGTACAAAACATACCGATAGGACAATATGAAATAGTATTGCGGTATGGGTATATTGGTGCAGGTGGACAGTTGACTGTTACCCTACTGAATGAGTCCACATTTACTCAAACATTTCAAAGGAACATTACCACAGGGCGAACTTACGTTTTATCTAGTGTCTTAAAAGATGTTAAGGTATTGGATATTTTAGGGGGTATGCAAAACATATTTAACCTATACTTTGAAACGAATAACGATGACCGTGTAGTTAGGATTGAGCCAAAGATAGCGTTAATCAAACCAATCTCGCAAGGCGTTGACTTGACGGATAAATTAGATGTTGACAATAGGATAACAACGGACATAATACAATCGTATAACCGAAACTTACAATTTCAGTACGCAACGGACAGCAACGATAAATGGCAGCAAAATTACAATCAAGAGCAAGGTAGTGTATTTGGTAGTGCCTTATACGATTTAGGCAGCAACTTCAAAGATGGGGTTACTTCGTTAGGCACTAAAATATTTGCAGCAACGGTAAGCTACAATGTACACCCGTGGAGTCCAAGCGGTTGCCCTATACCTGTTATGTGGAACGTGAACGCACCAAGCCCTCCAAAGTCATTTGATTTTTTACCTCGCATATTATACTACAAAGGCTATGTTGATGTGTTTCAATCGGGCGGCGTTAAGGCTAGTTGGAAGTGGATTAATAGCATCTTAACCACTATGCCTAGTTGTTTTATGATTGACCCCGACACGGTAGCCCCTGTTAGCGTTAATCTGTTATACAATGACAGCACGAACCGCAACGGATTAGTAAGAACTTACTATAATGGAGATGTAGCGGTAATAAGTGATAGAAGGGTACACAAAGCCTATTTTCAGATAACGGGATTAGACTTTAGAAACTTGGATTTATTCAAGCCTATCTATCTTGAGCACGTCAACTTACAAGGGTGGTACTATGTAAACCAAGTAATAGACTTCACCCCCAACAAAAACAAAACCACTATTTACGAGTTGGTGAAAGCGTTTGATACTTTGCCGTTTGATAGACCGATAGTAACGGAGATACCAACCATACAAGGGGGCACAAGGCAACTAAGCGCAATAGGTGGCGGTACGTTAACCGCAGGCGGCAAACAGTCCTTTGAGTCGTTAGTCGGGTTTAACGGCAGCGGCAACGTGGGCATTATTCGTGGTGGTGGTACGGTGCTAGGTAACGGCAACATTCAAACCGAAAGCAATCAACATATTTTCGGCAACTACAATTTTGGAAACGATAGCGTATGGATTATCGGAATAGGTGAAAGCGATGACAGTAGATACAACGGTTTGCAGCTAACGCCAGCAGGGGTATTCAAAGTACACGGGGGTACGGTAAGGACAATAGTAAACAGCACGATACAAGACGTTTACGCAACGATTGGGGGTAATTACGAAACAATACACTTATTAGGCAATGGCTGAAAAAACATTAGTATATCGAATTAACTTTGACGGACTTGAAGCCCAAGCCGCAGCTATTGGTAAGGTTGACGGGCAGTTAACTGCTTTGAACCAAACCGTAAAAGAACAACGAGAGGAGTTAAGCAAACAACGGGCAGCCAATCAAGATAACACCCAAGCCTATGCAGACTTAACAGCTAAGTTAGGCGAAAATATAGTACAACAACGCAACCTATCCAAAGCCAAAGGCGACCTAATAAGGGAAACGCAAAACGAAGCGAAAGTACTAAAAGAAAACGAGGGCAGTATTGTTTCCTTACGGGCGCAGCTATCGAACCTTACCAAAGAATACAATAATTTAACAAGGGCTGAACGTGAAAGCGCAAAAGGCAAAGATGTACAAAACCAAGCCAAAGCGATTAGTGATGAACTAAAGAAACTCGAAAGCGCAGTAGGTAACACAAGCAGGAACGTAGGTAACTATAAGGAAGCATTAGGGGAACTCGAAACAAGCCTAAAACAATTATTACAAGCGCAAGCGGCAGCCCGTAAAAGCGGACAAGAAAATAACGCAGTTTTTGTAGCCAACGAAGCCGCTATACAAGCCCTTGCAGAAGAATATCAGATATTAGCCAAATCCGAAAAGGAAGTTGACAATCAATTAAAAGCGTTAACCCAAACCGAAAACGAAGCAGGTGCATCAGCGGATAGTCTTAAAAGCAAACTAAGGGCATTAAAGGAAGCCGCAGCGGTAGCTGGCGAGGGTACAGAAGACTTTAAAAGATTGACAGCGGAAGCCGCTAAATTACAAGACCAAATAGAGGATACCAACGAAGCTATAAAGCAGGAAAAGGGTACGGAGTTTGAGAAATTCAGAGAGCAACTAGGGGGCGTTGGGCAATCACTCGGCAACCTTGATTTTAAGCAAGCTAACGAAAGGATAGCGCAATTAGGCACGACCTTAAAGGGTTTAACTTTTAGTAGCTTAAAAGACGGTTTAAAGGGTGCGGCTAGTTCGTTTAGTGCATTCGGTAAAGTACTACTGACTAACCCTATATTTTTAATAGCGGCTATTGCGGCAGCCGTTGGCATAGCGTTGTTTGCGCTTAAAGACAAAGTAAAGATAATCGGGCAGGCGTTTGAATTGGCTACACTAGGTCCGAGGTTGTTAATTCAAGCGTTCAAAGATTTAGGCGATGCGATTGGCGTTACAAGTTTCGCAGCCGACAAAGCAGCAGAGGAAACAGCTAAGGCATTAAAAAAGCAAGCTGAGGACGGTAAAGAATATACCGATACACGGATTAAGCAATTAGACCGTGAGATTGCATTTTTAAAAGCCGCTGGCAATGACGCATCAAAATTGGAGTTGGAAAGGCTACAAGAAATAAAACGCTTTGCGAGGGAGCAAGAAAACATACAAGAACAACAACTAAAGAACCTAGAGAAAAAACTAAATGATGGCAGGGTAATAAGTGAGGAGGAGCAAAAGCTACTAAAAGAGGAGAAAAATAGGTTAACTGAACTGTCCGAGGCATATAAAGACTCTATAAGTGCTATAACCAATTTTTTTGCAGCTAAATCCAAAGCTGCAAGAGATGATGCTGATGAAGATAAAAAGGTAAAAGAGAAACAAGCCGAAGATGATAAAAAAGCAGCAGACGAAGCCATAGCCAACGCTAAAAGGAAACGTGATGAAATTGAAGCCGCTAACAAACAACTGATAGAACAAACCAAAATATCAAATGCTAATTTAATTGCCGATGAGAAACTAAAAGCCGAAGCCCTTGCTAAAATTGCTTTTGATGCGGAAGTAAAAAATATCAACAATTCAAAAGCAAGTAAGACCGCAAAAGATAACGCACTTTTAGCAGCCGAAAAAACGTATCAAGCTCAATTAATCAAGATTAACGAAGATGCAAACGCAAAGATATTAGCCGATGATGCGCAAGCCGATGCCGATGCTAAAGCCCTTAGATTAGCCGCTTTAAACGAAGAGTTAACCGAAATAGATATTAGGTTGCTTAAAGTTGAACAAGGTTCAGAAGAGGAATTAACTATACTACAAGAACGACTAGATAAGGAACTAGAGATTAAATTGCAATCGGTTAAGGCAGGGTCAGCTGCTGAAAAATTACTAATTGAACAAGCCATTGCCGATGGGACTAAACTAGAAGAAGATGCAGCAGTTAAACGAAACGAACAAAAAGCAAAGGTATTAACAGAGAGAGAAGAAGAACGAGTAAAGAATGCGGAAAATGCCGCCATTGCCTTAGAACTTGCTAGTAATACTATCAACACGTTAGCGCAATTAAAGGATATGGAAACGGAGCAGAATTTAGCCCGTATCAATAAAGACCGAGATGCGCAAATAGCAGCTATTCAAAACAGCACACTAAGCGAGGAGGCTAAGGCTAAAAAGATAGCCGAGATAAATGCACAGGCACAAGCTAAAGCAGATGCAGAACGCAAAAAGCAAGCGGAAAGCCAAAAGCGTTTAGCATTAATTCAGATTGCATTAGATACGGGCGTAGCGATTGCATCAACGGTTGTACAAGCTACTAAAGCAGGGTGGCCAGCAATGATACCAGCGATTGCAACTGGCATAGCAGCAGTATTAGCTGGTATAGTAAGCGCAACGGCAGCGGTTAATTCAGCAAAATTTGCGTTAGGTGGTGAGATACCAATGGATGGTGGGTTTATCACAGGCAACTCACACTCACAAGGCGGTGTTAAGTTTTCCGCAGGCGGTAGGCTAATGGAAGCCGAAGGGGGCGAGATAATCGTAAACAAAGGCATACAGAAACGCCCCGACTTTGTACGGGCTATAAGCCAAATGAACTACATGACGGGTGGTAAAAAGTTTGAAACAGGCGGTATTGTAGCCCCCGTGTTTAGCGCAGCAGGAGCGAGCCTTGCAGCTAGTGAGCAAAGTTTTGGTTCGGGCTTTACGTTTGAGATGCCACCTATCCAAGTATTAAACAACGTAGTGGACACAACGAGCCAACAAACATCTATTATTCAAATCCAAAATCAGACCAGCATTGGAGGTTAAAACAGATAACAGGACTAAGGCGATACGTGAAAAGATATGCGATAAGTGCGAGCACAAAGAGTACGTAGTGCCAATCGTAAATTTGTTGCCGCAATGTAATGAGTGCAGATGTTTTTTAAAAGCTAAGATAGCATGGAAATTCAGCAGTTGCCCAGTAGGGAAGTGGTAGAGCAATTACGGAGGTTCGTGTTCAAAGACAGTTGGAGTGCAGCCGAACTGAACACGGCGTACGTAGCTTACAAGGCAATGGGGTTCAAGTACCCTAAAAACACAAGCTGCCCGAGTTGCATGGTTGATATTATTAAGTTTTGGAGGGCGTACATAATAGAGCATGGCAACAGATAAGGAACTAATTGAGTTAGCCGAAAAAGGGCTATTATCGAAGGAAACAAGGGTAAAAGCTATCAAGGCTTATTATCGGGCTTTGTTGCCGATTACCCACACAATCAAAGATGCGGTACTAACCACCGCTAATAAGTTTGGCATTGACGAAAGCACGGTAAGGCGCACCGTTAGATAATATTCATTTTGCCCACACTATAAGCCGTTCTATTCTCAATTTCGTAGCATGGAACGTGTAATAAACGTCATGGGGGATATTGGCAGTGACATCACTAGTAAGATGTTCATTGAGCAATTGCAAGCCTATGGCTATTCACTTCCAATAACTGTAAACATTAATAGCAACGGTGGCAGCTTAGTTGATGCCTTTTCTATTTACGACTATTTACAGACACCAAGCGGTAAGAACTACAAGTTTGAAGCCAATATTGTAGGTATGGCTGCAAGTGCCGCCACCGTTATTGCATTGGCTTGTAACGCAAAGATTGGCGAGAATAGCGGTTTCCTAATACACGATGCGTACTATCCCGAATACGACCCCAACACGGGCGAGTTAGTGATATTGGAAACAATGAACGCACGTTTAGCATCTATCTATAACGTACATACAGGCTTAGAGATAAACAGGGTTCGTGCTCTAATGAAAGCCGAAACATTTATGGATGCTGAAGGTGCGATGGAGTTAGGTTTTGTAAAAGGCATTAACACACAAGTACGGATAGCAGCCAAAGCGGTTGACCAAATAGCGGAATGGCGTTTACTTATCGAAGATAGGACATTTACCGATTACCCCGAAAGCGCAAGTAACAACGCACGTAAGGCATTGGATTGGATTGAAGAGTACGGGCGTGACATAGTCGAAGCAGGTACTGAGGTAGGACTAGCACGGGCAAGGCAGTTAGCCAACAAAGAACCGATAAGCGATGACACGGTTAAACGTATGGCATCGTTTAACCGCCACAAGCAAAACAGCGAGGTAGCACCCGAATTTAAAGATGAACCGTGGAAGGATAAGGGCTATGTAGCATGGTTGATGTGGGGCGGTACAAGCGGTGTAAATTGGGCAATCGAAAAATCAAACACAATAACAAATTTTATTAATCTATTCAAAAACGCAGACATGAGTCTATTCACAAAGTTGAAAAACACAATCCAAGGCATCCAATCTAAATTGATTGACGGTGAACTTGAAGACGGTACAAAAATCCGTATTGAGTCATTTGGTGAAACTATCGCTGTTGGCGATTTGGTAGCCGTATTAACAGAAGATGGCGAAGTGCCAGCACCAAACGGTGAACACATTTTGAGCGACGGTTATACCGTTGTTGTTACAGAGGGCGGTAAAATTACCGAAATCAAAGAAATGCAAATCGAAGCCAAAGTAGACACGACCCCCGAAATGGAAAACGTGCTTACAATGTTCGCAGAAGAATTGAAGGCTATCCGTGAGGAACTAGCTACAATCAAAGCACAAGGCGCACCAGCACCAGTAGCAGCAGCCGCACCAGTAGCCCGTAGAGTAGCCCAAACGATTGCAGCTAAAGCACCAGCAGCCGACCCATCATTGGACAAAACGGTTAAAGTGCAAAGCGGTGTAGATGTGGTTTCAAACCACTTCCGTTCTGTAATGGCAAAGAAAAACATCAAAATTAACTAACAAGAAAAAGAAAAAGCTAAAGTTATGGCAAGCGCAATTACAATCGTATCAACATGGACTAGTGAATACTTTGCAGAAGTGTTCCTTACTCCAGCACTCGTGTCAAACGGGTTATTTAATGGCGGCTATGATGTTGACCCGTTGGTTAACAAGTCAAAGACCGTTTATGTAGGTTCAGAAATGAAAGGCATCGTGCAAAAGAAATCAACTTGCGGATTTAACCCCGTTGGTACTTTTGCTTTGTCAGAAGTGGTATTGAGCACTGAGCCGTTGGCAATCAACGTTGAGCAATGTGCCGCTACTTTTTACGATACCGTGTTCAAGAAAGAACTTAAAAAGGGTACAGCCGTTACAGACCTTAGCGGTACAATCATAGTGCCTTACATCGTTGAAAATTATCAACGTGCTTTGGTTAACGATACCTTTGCTTTGGCATGGTTCGGCAACACTTCACTAGCTACCACCGCATTTTTGAGCAAGATACAAGGTTGGTTTCCACGTTTTGAAGCTGATGCCAATGTATCTAAAATCTCTATCGGTTCAACAGGCAACTACGGTGTTGAAGCCTTGAAAACCGCTTACGAAAGCGAAACAGGACAGCTTATCCGTCAAACAGGCACACCAGCTATTCACGTTACGCCTCAGATGTATTACAACATTTTGAGCACGTTTGAAAACAGCAACACCGACTACGGTCTAACTCGTTTGTCTAACGGTGGCGCACTTACTTACCGTGGCATACCTGTTATCGAAGAAACCACATGGGCGGTAACTATCAATGACTACTCATTGTCTAACGCAAAACGTATGTTCTTTGGTAACCTTGGGAACTTGCACGTTGGTACTGACATTGCCAATCCTGGCAGCGATGCTAAATTGTTCTTTGACGAACTAGAGGAAAAATACTACTTCAAAGCCAACTTCGACTTGGGTGTAAACTACACTCATGCAGAGTTGATTGTTTACGGTCGTGGTTAATTAAATAATAAGGGGGTGTAATAGCCCCCTTTTAAAAAACTTTCAATATGTGCTTAACAGCGAGTATTACAATACTATGTGTGGATGAGTCCGCAGTAGGTGGGTTTAAAAACCTATACGTTGCCAGCCGTGATAGCGTGGTTTCGTTCACTAAAGGTGCGTTGCACTTGTACGATGCCGTAAGCATGGCTAGTACCGCAGTAGCAGACCAATGGCACGAAATCGGCAGCAAAGACTATACAATAGCTTTGGAAGCTACTAACGAACTTAGCGACAATGGTCCTAATTTCGTAAACACTTCATTGACCTTGACTGTACCTAAGATTGACAAAACCAAATCAGCCCAACTTAACGCACTAAAAGAGTGCTGCAAAGTGGTTGTAATTGCGGTTACTAACGAAGGTAACGCATTTGTGTATGGATGGGACGACCGAGTGGAAGAAAAAGGCGCACTAAGGACACAGGTCAACACCACAGTTGGCGCTGGATTGGGCGACCCGAACCAATACACTTTGACCTTCACAGGACAGCAAGTTGAACTACCTTACAATTTCGAGGGTACTATACTTGTAAGCGGTTCGCCAGTGGTTATTAGCTAAGGCTAAAAATATTTTTAGACCAATCTAAAATAGCCCTGCAATTTGTGGGGCTATTTAGTTATATTTGTAACAGTATGGCACGAAATAGACGCACTCCATCAGTACAAGCCAAAATGCCGCAGATATTAGCGTTATCTCGGTACAATAACACAAGCGTAATGCCAACGGTGGCGGCTTTTGATGACAAGCTACCGATAGTACCGTATTACAAGGAAGACGGCAACGGGTTCATGACTACGCTAATACAGATAAAAGACCGTAGCGCAATGCATAAGGCTTGTATCTTGATTAAGCACGTTATCGCTTGTGGTGATGGTGTAATTATCAAGCGCAAAGACGGTGAACCTTATGCGGAAAACAAATCCTTAGAAGCATTTTTGGCAAAGGTGAACGATAAAAACGAAAGTGCGCAAGATGTTATTCAAAAAATGCTATTCGATGAGATAATGACCCGTATGCACACGGTAGCGATTACCTTGCAAACGATAGGCGAAGGTGAAGAGCAGCAAGTTATCAGAGAGGAGTTATCGGTAACGCACGAGGATATAAGCACGTTTAGGTTAGGCAAGCCAATCGAAAACAAACTAAAGGAATGTTACCTAAGTTACCGATGGACAACCGACCTAGTAAAGTACGAGCAGAAAAAGCTAATGGACTTTGCTGAACGGTTGCCGTTATTTGACGGGCAGGACTACGCAAAATCAGTTATTTATTCAACTACCTACGAAACGGGAACGTATTACTACGCTATACCCGACTACTTTACTTTGGAGTTCAAAAGGTGGGCAGATATTAGCTATGCTATACCTACTTACAACCATTCGAGGATAGAAAACCAATTCAGACCTAGTGGCTCAATGACCTTGATTGGTAGACCGCCCGAAGGTAAAGACCCCGAAGATTACGTAAACGAGGTGCAAAATAGGTTTACGGGCGAGGGTAATAACAGTTCAATGGTTATCAGTATAGTTGACCAAAAAGATGCAGCCCCAATAATCGAGATATTCAATGATGCGCCCGAAGGTATCTTTGAAAGCCTTAGTACTTTAGCAACCGAAAGCGTATTAAGGGCACATAGGTTGCACCCTAGCATACTAATGGCAACCGCTGGCAGCTTAGGACAGGCAAGCGAGTTAAAAACCATCTTTGAACTGTTTTATAAAAACGTAATTGAGGGTTATCAATCGTCAGTGTTAAAGACATGGGACACTATATTGGAATATGCAGGGTTTGGAGAATACACGCTAGAGATAGCGAATAACAGCCCTATATCTTTACTCAATAACATTGACCTATCGAATATCCTAAGCATAAACGAGATAAGAGAGGAGTTAGGCTACGCACCGTTAGACACGGAGCAAGGGCAAACAAAAACACTAGCCGAAATAATCGGAGTAGGTGGTTTAACAGCTATGAAAGATATTATAGCAGATGTTAACCTAAGCGATGCTAGTAAACGTGGCTTGTTAGCCGTGGCGTTTAATCTCAATGCCGAACAAATAAACAGTATTTTACCACCTTTAACACCTACGGTATGATAACGGTTAAACAGATACTCGCATATTTTCCAAACAAGTCAGATGATCCTGCATTTTTTACAAGCCGTTTGCCGATTGTTTACGTTCAATATATCAGACCGTTTTTAGGTGCTAGTTTTTACAACGAGTTGCTGACACAGTACAATACAGACACGCTAACAGTAGCAAACAAAGAGTTCATGCAAGACTATCTGCAGCCGATTATAGCGCATTACGCTATGTATAGTGGGCTTGCATTACGAAGGGCAGAACCAGCGGCAAACGGTATATTACAAACCTTACCCGAATTTGGGCAAAACCCGACTGAGGCGCAAATGTCACTAAGCACGAATGCGGTATTATCGGCAGCCGAAAGCCTTGTAAAGTACGCAAAGGACTTTTTAAGAGAAAACGCTAATTCATATCCTTTGTACACTTGCACCGATAAAATAAGTGGCGGTTTTGGTTTGTATTTGGGCGATAGTAATTCACAGGTTTTCCTAGACAAAAACAGATAAGATGCCAGTTATACCACCAGTTAGGACAATCTTATTAAACGACCACAAAGACTTAGTCGAGGGTGAATTACACTACCCTAAAGGCTATACGTTGGCAGGGCGTGAAAGCTACCCCGTTAGGAACGTACACGCTGAACTAGAATGGCAGTTTAAATACTATCAAGAACCTGTTATCGGGTTTACAAGCGTAGCGAGTAGCGCACCAAGTGACGGAGATAGATACATTTATACGGGCGTTGGAAGTTCAGCAGAGTTTGGCGGTGCAACAACCAATTCAATAGTAAGTTATCTAACGGTTGATAGTTACGGGCTTAATTATAACTCATGGGACTTTATCGCACCACAGGCAGGGACTTTGATTTACGCCACAAGTGTTGACACGTTTTACTACTATGATGGCTCAATATGGAAGGACTTATCAGCAGGAATAAACCCGACAGACAAAGACAATGCCACGGTAACATTAAACGGAGGTGCAAACAACGGGTTAATAAATAACTACGTTAATTTATTCACGCCAGTGGTGGGCAAAATGTTCGAGTCCGTATTGTTAAAAAGCACGGGTTTATTACCCAGCAACGGCAGCACGTTAATTAAAGTGGTATTACACGACGGTACACCAGCTAATGACGTAGAGATAATGCCAAGTGTAAGCACGGCAGAGTTAAACGGCATACTGTTTAAGTACGGGTGCAATGGCGAGGTAGTAAGCGGTGGGTATTCATTGAAATTATTAATCACAGGCAACACGGTAACGGCAGGAACGGTATTGGTTGTCGCAAACTATTTGATATGAGGTATTTATTTATTATTGGTTTATTGGTTAGCTTAAATGTTCAAGCGCAAAAAACAATGCGTATTGATAGGATTTATCTTAACGAAAGTTTAGAACTAAAAAAGATTTTTAGCGGTGATACAGTAGTTTTTTTAATTCAAAACAAAGTGGGCGGTGCTGGATTAGCTATTTCAATTAATAGCCCTTCCGTTAAATTTGATTTTTCAGCCAACGATTTAGGTTTCTTTTTGAACTACACAAACAGCGACACTAATACGCTTGATGTTCGAGATGGTGGGGTATTACTACAATGGGGGGCTAATGATGGCAACGTAGGCATAGGCACGGAAATACCTACCGAAAAGCTACACGTAATTGGCACGAGCATATTTACCGACACGCTAACATACGACATACCAAGTGCCGCCAGCGGTTACGTATTGACCTCACAAGATGCGTTAGGGAATTCTAAATGGCAAGACCACACCGCATACGGTGAAATGGGTTTTGGCGATAGCACCCGTACAATAGCTTTAACTCAAAACGTGTTTAGCGTTGTAACCAACACCGCAAAGGATTTACTAAGCGCAGGGGCTACCACCTTGCGCAACGTAACCTATCAAGGCGACAGCTTGAAGGTAGACAGCGCAGGAACTTATCAGATAATAGTTAACCTATCGGTTGATGGAACAAATGCATCTGTTTTGAAATTAGGTATATTTAAGAACGGGGTAATAATGAACGGCAACACGGGGCATATTGAATTGACTAATAACCACACCGTACAAATTAGCTACAACGACATAGCACCGTTAGCCGTTGGCGATGGGTTGAGGGTAGTGATAATGAACACCGCTAGTAATGACGATGTAGATGCTAGAAACGGCAAGATAACAATCAATAAGCTACGATAATGGGCAGACAGATAACAAGCCAAAAGGGCACGCAATATACTTTGACGTTTGCGGCTAGCGAACAAAACAGCAGCGGCAACACGGTACCGACTAACATAACGGGCGCAACTATTGTGTTTAGTGTTTACGATAGCAATGTTAATCTGAACCTAATCTTTAGCGAAACTTGCACCATAACCGATGCAGCCAACGGCACATTTGAGTTCTTATTGACTTTAGCCAATACGAAACGTGCCGGTAGTTTTATTTGGAAAATAGTAGCAACATACGCTAACGGTAACGTAGTGCCGTGGGGTAATGGTATCTTTAAAATTGAGGACTTAGGATGATAACGGTAGAGGTAATTGATAGGAATTTCCAAATAGAGATTGGCGCAAAGAACATCGTAAGCGGTGGCACTAGCGGCACGGCAACGGCAACCAACTCGTTAAGTACCGTTATTGGAACGGTAAGCGTACCTAGTGGCGGCACTGCTAATATACCTATTACTGATAGCCTTGCAAGGCGTTCAGACCTAACTACTATCGTAAGCATACCAGCGGAAACGGATTACACGGTAGCCGATAGCGTTGTTACTTTAAAAAACACATTAGCAGCCACTTTAAGCACTACAAACGTAAAAGCGGATAGTAGTACTAATATAACCGCACCAAACGGCACAGCGACCGTTAAAAACAGTTTAAACACCACAATAGACACGGCTAATGTTCCGAGTGGCGCAAATGTTGATGTGTCAATAACGGACAGCACTATTAAGCGTTCAGACACCACGAATATAGCAAGTGTGCCAGCGGAAACTAACTATACCGTAGCGGATAGTGTGGTAACATTAGTTAACACCGTACCCACAACACTAAGTACTACAAACGTATTAGCTGACAAAGCCACCACAATAACAGCACCTAATGGAACGGCTAACGCAAGGAACAGCGCAAATACGACAGTAGGCACGGCAGCCATACCAAGCGGTGCAACGGCTAACGTAAGCGTTGGAGATAGCACTATACTACGTTCAGATGCCACCACAATAGCAACCACGCCAGCAACGGTAGCCTACACGGTAGCGGACACACCTGTTAGGGTTGAATACCTTAACGGTACTTTGATAAGCAACACCAACGTAAAGGCAGCAAGCACCGCAACGATACAAGTACCAAACCAATTAACATTACAGGATAATGTAGATGCAAGTACAAGCACTCAAATAGTAACTGCCATTACCAATGCTGGTAAAGAGTGCGATGTGCAAGGTCAATTACTTGATCGCTATAAAGTAGGGGGGTTTGCTTCAATCGGTTCATTCGGCACGTTAGCAGGTTCTAACGGTGCGGCAATGGTGTACAATGGCTTAATCTATATTACAAGCCTAAACAACGTACTAATTTATAATGCCACAACTTACGCACTACAAACAACCGTAACGGGCTTTAATGGTGCAGTAGAAATGGCAATGAGTCCCGATGGGTCACAGTATGCCGTTGTTAACTTTACAGGCAACACGGTGCGTATAATGGACACAGCCACCAATACTCAAATAACTAGTTTTGCAACTATTACTAACCCGTGGACAGTATCGTATAATGCCGCTGGAACGGAGTTATACATTTCGACTCTTACCACATCAACTATCACCCGTTATAATTTAACAGGGTCAACACTAGGCACGGTAACGGGCTTTGACGGAAGGATATTAGAAGTAAGGCGAGTAGGGTTAAATTACCATGTATTAACCGCCACAGGCACGGCAGGGGCAAGCACCCAACGTGTTAGGGTTATGGACTTTGCCACCAATACGGAACAATCTAGTAACCCGTTAGGCACGGTAACTACAATAGGCACGGTGCAATCTATCGCAATTGAGGGTAGTAGTGCTTATTTATGTACTTTAAAAGGTTCGGGTAACAGCACTACTTTGTTCGTGTACGAATACAACCTAAGCTACGCATTGCAACGTGGCGAAAACACTTGTATCAACGGTACTAATTTATGGGGTGTGGCGTATAACCCGGCTAATTGCGGCACACTAGTATTGCCTTGCACTACTTTAACCACCACTATAAATTTAATCGTATGACCTTTTGGATAGTAGCAGACAGCGAAGATATTTTATTAGTACATACGATCCCACAAGACGGGGCAGTTGAAGTTGACGCACCCGATGACTTTATTGATTGCGGAGATACCGCTAATAAATACAAGTACGTAAACGGATTAATCGAAACAAAATAATAAGCAATGCACAAAATGGAAATTAGAAATTTACTCGGTATATTTTGGAGTGCTTTTGGTGCATTGTACATTATTGGTATTACCTTTATAAATATACCGATAAACAATCACAGGGCAGTTGATACTGTTTTGGGCTTCATATTAGGTACGATAGTATCAACTATTATCAACTTTTATTTTGGGAGCAGTAAAGGTAGTGCGGATAAAAACGAAATGATTAAGAACAAAGATTAGCTAACAAGCCTTTGGGGGGCGCAAACATGAATAGAGTGGAAGATTTTTTACGCAAACATCCTACGTTGGGTTTTGTAACTAGCTTTTGGGCGTTTTTGCAGCCGTTTCTAGACACGCTTACCCCCATACTTCAGTTTGTGGCGTTGGTTATTGGCGTAATGATTGGCGGTATTACGCTACGCTTAAAGCTAATGGAGTACAACGAGAAACGGGCTAAAAAAGACTTGCACAATTCGCAGGAATAAGTATGGTTAGTCGGAAATACCGACAGACCCTATTTTGTTTAAGCATTAATACTTATCTTCACAGCATGGAATTAAGAGTAGACCGATACGCCCACTTAGAAAACGAAACCATTGGTAGGTTCTATATTGATGGAGTTTACCAATGCTACACCCTAGAAGATGAACACAGGGAAGTAAAGGTAAAAGGCGATACACGAATACCAGCAGGGCGGTACGAAGTCGTATTAAGGCGTGAGGGCGGTTTTCACATGAACTACGCTAAACGGTTTGCAGACATACACAAAGGAATGTTACACGTTACGAATGTGCCGAACTTCCAATTTATCCTTATCCACGTAGGCAATACCGAACTAGATACGATGGGTTGCTTATTGGTAGGCTTGACTAAGGTAGGCAAAACAATCGGGCAAAGCGTAGCAGCTTACAAAAAGATATACCCACCAATTGCAGCAGCACTTACCGCAGGGCAGAAGGTTTTCATTACATACAATGACTTATGAGTGATAACCATCTTACTAATGTTGGCAGCGATAAAGTTAATCCAAACCACTATAAAGGCTATTCTAAGGAAACTATCGAAATGATGGTAGCTATTTACGGTGCGGAAAAGGTAGCCACATATTGCGAGTGCAACGCTTTTAAATACCGCATGAGAATGGGTAAGAAACAAGGCGAAAGCATTACAGACGACCTAGCAAAAGAACGCTGGTATCTTGACAAAGCAAAGGAATTGCGTGATAGCTTACATTTGTAGGCTATTTTCATTTTAAACCACTAACCAATGGAATTTGCATTTGAAAAGCAAAACGTAACCGATAAGATACGCATTGAACTAGCTAAATACGAAGCCCCGAAAGCCGCAGAATTTAGGATTATAGCCGACTTAGTAGGTTCGACCGATAAGTACGTTAAGATGGTGTATTATCGGGAGCGTGATAAACAGACCGTACAAGTAGAAGTTGAAGGGAGTGAAACGTGGGAAGTAAAAAACGGTAAGTACATTTGGCAAACCAAACACGGGGTAATTAACTTAGCGGTTGAGTTTATTGACCAGCTATTTTTTGAATACTCGCAACACGGGCGCAACTATGACAGCACCCGAATAAGAAACAAACACAATTTAAAGCCGTGGGAATGGAACTCTATAAAGTCCCGTTTGCAGCTTTACAAGAACGCTAACATCTTCAGTCCGTACACATGGGACAACACCCCACTAAGTGAACGTGAGGGCATGGTAGCGGCTAAAATAACCCACAAGCTGCAGGATAGCGGACACGTTGTAACCGACCAATACAACAAGGCACTACAAAAGGCGTATAAAGCGGAACTTGAAAAGGGCAACAAAGCAAAGTTTTTCGGGGACGAACTAAAAGCAGCACTACTTGACCATTTGCCGACAATAGAAAAGTACCGGATTAGCCGAATACCCGAACCTTATAAGATAGATTGCATAGCAGCTACCATAACCGACCTACACATAGGGGCGCAAGTAGAAGGGTTAAGAGCAACACAAGACTACAACAACGAGGTATGTAAAGCCAAACTAAAAGAGATAGCCGAGATAATCAACCAGCAAGGGGCAAAGGAAGTACACATAAACATATTAGGCGACTTGATAGAGAGTTTCACAGGACTTAACCACCCGAATAGCTGGAAGTCAATGCAATCTAAAATGTACGGGGTAACGGTAGTTATTGAAGCGTACAAAATGCTACTTGAATTTCTTTGCTCAATACATAATTTAAGCCAAGTAAACAGCGTAGGCGGCAACCACGACAGACCCACTGCAAGCAACAAAGAGGAAACCAATGGAGAGATAGCCGAACTAATCAACTTCATGCTATCAGAGTCGCTAAAAACCATCAAATTTACCTACAATCATAGTTTGAACGCACAAGTGATTGACGGTATTAACTACATTTTAGTACATGGCGACAAAGGACACAGTAAAGATAGCAAGATAGGCACGCTAGTATTCAACCACGGCAAACAGGATATGTTTAACCTAGTGTTGGCAGGGCATTTACACAGCCGTATAACGGGGTGCGACAGTAGTAAATACCGAAAGATAACAGTTCCTAGCGTGTTTACAGGCAATGCGTATTCAGACGACTTAGGTTTTAGCGGTACGGCTGGCTTTATTATCATTTCCAACCGTAACGGGTTGCCTTTAATAACGGATTATACACTATCTTAGCAATATGAGATACCTAATACTACTAATCTTATTCAGCGGTTGCGCTGTAATGGATATGCCAAAAGCACGAGCCATAAAGAAAATACAAAAGCTACAAGCCCGACAGGAACGGTTAGCCGAAAAGTACGACATCGGCACTAAAGACACGGTTGTATTTCGAGATACGATAATAACAGGCGGCTACAAGACCGACACGTTAGTTCAATGGCGTTTTGATATAGACACTATTTACAGCCAACCTAACGAGGTTATTAAATGGAGAATAGCACGAGGTAAGACAGATAGTATTTACGTGCCTTACAGCGTTAGTATTGAGTGCCCGACAGATACCACGTTCATATCGGTAAAAATACCTTGCCCAGAAATAAAAATATCTCGATGGGAGAAAGTTTATTCAAAAGTTTTCCTAACTTTACGTACATGGTGGCGGTGGTTAATCGCTTTAATCATAATCATTGGCACTGTTTACTTGCTGGTGAAGTTTTGGAAAAACATAAAGGCTTACGTGCCTTTCATATAATTTGGTTGTTTATTGGTTAGTGTTGGGGGTGTGGTGGTTCGCACCCCCTTTTTTTATGCCTAACCGTAAATTAAACACGTTGATAATCAATAAGTTAGCTAATTAGCCATAAATACTTTAAAATAAGTTTGGTAAATTAAAAAGGTTGGTGTATCTTTGATGTATAGAAATTAACTAACCAAGTAAAACAAACCAAAAATGACAACTTTTAGCAAAAACATCAACGACATCAAGGTAGGCAGTAAATTACTAGGTCAATTCCCAGTAGAAGTAATCGAGTGGAACGGTAAGACCGCAAAAGTAAGGGCTTTAGGAAACAAAAGTAACTTTCAAAAGTTTTACTCTTTACGTGCTACTGTAATACAACGTGAGATTAATAACGGCTACATGGGTATATCGAATAATTAAAAACAAAGGGGTGCAGCATCTTAACAACTGCATTAACCACTAAACAAACCACAATGAAAGCATTAGTAAAAGTAAACGGAGAGTCAGTAGGTATGTTCTACCAAATGTCAGACACCGAAACGCAAGCGGAAATGCACACAAGGATATTAAACGTAATTGTTTATCGTTTTGGAATATGCGGCATTGATATTCAATGGCAAGCCTAACAGTTCTTTGAAGATATGGGGCATGATTGAAAAAATACGTGTGGATTAGGTGGAGCAACTAGATGTGGCTGCCGAAGTCAGCGTACATACGCAACTGGTAAGCTAGTTAACTCTAGTTGCGCTATCATGCCTATAATACAGGGG